GCCAGAGGAGGCCGGTTTCCGGAGTCGGGGATGTTGCGTCTGGAAATCCTGGAACGGTGGACATGAGGTCTCCTTAGGTGCGAACCGAGTACATGGGGATCCCGGCTCCGTCGTATACAATGTTTCCGGCGCCATCCAGCACGGGCTCCCCGTACAGGGCCCCTACGCCAGCAGGGGCAAGGGGCTCTAGGTAGCCGACGCCGTCCGTGCTGGTGGTGCCCATGACGAACCCGGCCGGGTATTCGGGGATGTACCTGATGTCGGACATCGAGGGGAACAAGGCCTTCAGGAACCGCATGATCTCGTCCGGGTTCCCGTTGATCTGGGAGGCGGCACGGATCGTAATGGCGTCCCGGTAGTCGGCATCCGAGCGTCCCAAGCGACCTTCCCGATACCATGCGCCGATCTTGTCCAACTGGACGCCCTTGGCCGCTGGGAGATGGAAGGCGTCCCGGATCTCGAAGAGCGCGGCTTCCGTGTCGTCGGACTGCTTGCACCCGGACTCAATGAGTCCCCGGAGGCGCGTGGAGTCCTGGTACTGGGACAGGATGAACGGGGAGCACCGTGCCCAGAAGTCCGTGATTTGGGCCAAGTCACTCACAGGACCGTCACCCGGGCACTGTCGAACGTGAGGTATTCACGGGCGGCCACAAGGATGTTGGACGAGGACCACGAAGGGGAACCAGCCGCCGTTGCCGTGGTGGCGATGCGCACCGTTGCCGAGTAGATCCCGGGAACGCTGTAGATCGGGGCAAAGAGCTTCTGGAGAGTGAAGTTGTCCCCTAGGTCGAAATTGGCATTGCCGTACAGAGACACGGCGTCCTTGATCGCCTGCTCATAGTCCCCAACGGGGCCGCCGTCGGGATCCGTGGCAACCAGCGTCACTTCGACATGGGCGTACTTGGGGACCGGACGAGAGAAGCCAACGGCATGGGCGGCGCCGTCTTCCCCGGTGACCGAGTAGCTGGTGGATCCGTAGGGCTGGATTCCGGCCGGCATCGTGTCCCAGATGGCCGTGGCGACATCAGCATCCGTGCCGCCGACCACAATGGCCTCGAAGGACTTGGCCGGGCGCCCGTCGCCATCTGTGGCCGTGTCCCGGTTGGACTTGACGAAAACACGGGACACGCCGTCCACGAGGTACAAGGCGTCCCGGATCGCTGTCTCTGTGCCCGTGCCGGAGCGGAAGCCTTGGGCGGCTCGGAGGCGGAAGGCCGTGTCGGTCTCGGTGTCTGTGCCGTCAACGCCTGCGGAAGGCTGTTCCACTTCGTCCCATCCGGATACCGGGGTCACGATGGTATCCAGGGTGCCGGAGGGAACGGGCTGGGTGCCGACTGAGCTGGCCACGAAGATACCGGCCTGGGCACTCTGGGAGCCCGTGAAGTGGACGGACTTGGCGGTCAAGGTGAAGGAGGGAGCCCCCTCGATCCTGAGGTAGTGGTCCCCAGCGATCAGTTCGTATTCGGCGGACCCGTACTGACCAAAGGCCCCGGCCTCGATGCTGTTGGCCAGGGTGCCGAGGGCGTCGGCCTCCGTGTCCCCGGTCTGCACGGTGTAGGTGTATGCCGTGCCGTCCAGGGTCACGGAAAGGGCGTCCCCGACGACGAAGGTAGTCAGGCTCAGGCGCACGGCGCGGAAAGGGCCCGTGGTGCTGGAAGCCTGGATGATCGTGGTCTCCAGATCGTAGGTCATGGGCTGAGTGGAGGCCTTGACCTGGGAGCCAGCGGCCACGGAGACGAGTGCCCCGAAATCCAGCCAGAGTAGGACATCGGAGACACGGGCCGGGGTCGCAGAGAGGCGAATAAGGCCGATCTGGCCGAAGATGCGATCCAGGGCGAGTCCGGACGCTTGGTCCTTGTCCAGGGAGGCGTAGAGTTCCTGGGCACCTTCCCACACGTCGGCTTCCCGCTTGGCCGCGATGGAGATGATCTGCCCAATGGGGCCGTCGGGGGAAAGATCATCGAATCCGAGGGCCAGGGCGTCGGCTTCTAGTTCCGCACGGATTTCGGCTAGGGTCTTTTTGCGGAAGCCGGAAGCGTCGATCATAGGTTTACCGCCGTGATGCCCGATTGAGGGATGGAATCAGTACCAGATACAACGAAAGATACCCGCATCTGCCGGGAAACCTTGTCCAAAGCGACATCGACCGATTCCACGGTGACGACTCCGGGGACATCCTGGAGCACGGCAACAAGGATCTGGCGACAGAGGCGGAGGTCGGGAGACTTGCGCAAGAACTCCTCGAACCATGGGACGCCTAGTTCCGGGTTGAGCCAGTGCTCCCCGATGAATGTGCGGAGGCGGATGTCTACTCGCTGGGCAAGGGAATCCGTGGTTTCTGCGAGGCCGGAGGGGAGGACTAGGATGTCATGAGTTCCGGAAATCCAGTCCCCCAGTTTCAGGCTACTCAAGGAGTCCCCCGATCTCCCCTTCCAAGGCATCAATATCTGAGATAATCGTGTCGAACGGGATCGTGGGAGATCCTGCCGCCTGCGCAACGTCTTTGGCCAGCGTCGCAAGGGCCAGCAGTTGGGCCCGTAGCCCCTCGATCACGGCCCCCAGCGACGTGGTGCCATTCTTCACGACCGCCTTCCCTGCCTTGGTGCCCCCGATCTCCAGGGACTCGGAGCACATGCCCCAAGCCGCCGTGTCCATGGGGTGCCGGGGAACGCCGGCAGAGGGCCATAGTCCCGGGATCGCCACGGCATCCTGGAGACTGAAGCGCGTCTCGTCCTCTGCGTCCACGTCCCCTGCTCCACGGATCCAGTTGCCAATGGAGGATTCCGAGAATACGAGGAGAACCCGGTCCCCGCGCTTCAGGGTGCTTTGGACCGTGAAATCCTGGGACCCGGGCCAGATGACCGGGACGCCCTGGATCGGGGGGATGGCGAGCTTGTCTCCATGGAGGCTACGGAGGCGCACAGAGGGCTTGACCGTGGCCAACCGGGTTTCCTTGGAGTAGGTGGTCACGGCGCCGGGAAGAGCCACGTGGACATCTTCCAGGCGTGCTCGGAGCCATGTCTCCATGGCGTCAACTGGATCTTCGGAGTCCATGGGTCTACACCGTGATCGTGGAGGTGAAGGAGTCGGTACCGTTGACTGCAAAGGTAACCGTCAGGACCCTTGTGGCCTTGGCAATCGAGAGGTCCAGGCGGTTGATGGCCCGGACCCCACGGACCCCTAGAATCGTGTCCCAGAGGACTTGGCGGCAGACGGCAAGGTCGGGGGCCTTGGTCAGGAAGTCCCGGAACCAGGGGACGCCAAGTTCCGGATTGAGCCAGTGTTCCCCGAGGAAGGTTCGCAGGCGGATGTCGATGCATTGGGCAAGGGAGTCAGTGGTCTCTGCGAGGCCGGAGGGGAGGACTAGGAGGTCGTGGGTGCCATAGGAATACGTGGGCGGGACGGGAACCACGTCGCGAACGAGTCTGTAGGAGAACGCATATGTGTTGCTGTCAGTATTGAACCATTCGCCCGTACCCGTCGCCGAGGATATTATACGATACTGCACCTTCGACGCCGTGGGGTCGGCCACTGCGAAGTAGCCGTGTTGTCGGAAATTGTACCAGTTGGGATACGCCGCGTCCTTCCATCCGGCACCGTTGAAGCCGAATCCGTACACGTCTGTTCCGAACGCTTGATCCCAGTACGTCGTTCCGATAGACTTCAAGGACGCAGACACCGTTGGCGACGGTAGCTGTGCGGCTGTGATCGCGGCAAATAGCCCATCAACGTCGGCAATGGTCTGCACGCGCCAGCCCTCCGGGAGCGTGGCCGCTACGATGTCATTGCGCCGGTATAGTCTTCCATAGGCAAGCCGGTTGGCGGCATTGTTGTTGACCTCGTACCCAGCAATGAGGGTGCTTCGGATGTTGGAGGCGAGCCACTCCCTACCGTCCGGCATGATCACCGTTGTGTAGTCGTCCCCATGGAAAGACACGGCTCCGATGCCCCCAATTTCCGGACTATACCCGGGAGTCTCCTCTACCCAGTCCCCTAGCTTCAGATTGCCCATCAGGCTTCCTTCCTGTAGGTGTCCCCGATGCCCTGCCACACGACGCCGTGCCCCTTTGTGCTGAAGTCCCCGCCGAAGTTGTTGCCGGCGTGCGTGATCTCGGACACCAGGATCGTGGTCTGAATGGCTCCCGTGTCGAACTTGGCCAGAGTGTTCGGGCCGATCTTGGGGGACAGTAGGCACTCGAAATCATACGCCTGCCGCTTCTCGATCCGGTTCCCCTTGCGGTCCAGCTTGGGCGGGATGTTCTGGTCGATCTTGGGTTCCAGGGACCGTAGCCCGGTGGCATAGGTCAAATAGGCCGCCGTGACGGTCAGGTTCCCGCCGTCCAGGGGCCAAACGACCATCGTCGTGTTGTCGATGTAGAGCTTCCAGCCATGGGCCCGGAGCATCCTGTTCAAGGTGTCCAAGGCGCCCCGGAGACCTCCCACGTAGACCCAGCCGTTGGGGAAGGAGAGCGCGGACGAGAGGCCCTCGGCACCATAGAGCACGAGGCCGGAGATTCCAGCGAGGTCACGGAGGATCGTGCGCACCCGTGCAGAGGGGCCGTAGCCCAGGGACACAGGGATCCGGTTGATGGCCGCCGTGATCTTGTCCTTCTTTGCCTCGAAGCTCGCCTTGGGGTTCTTCTTGGCCCATGTGGCGATGTCCTCGGAGCCCGTGGACTCCGTGAGGGACGAGACGCACGGAATCGTCGTGACCCAGTCGTTCCCCTGCTTCCTGGAACTGACGCCCGGGAGCATGGAGCCCCAGAACACGCCCGTCAAGCCGCCTTGTTCGGCGTACCCAGCGGAGAACCGGACCCGGAGACCAGGGGACTGGAGCCATTGGCGGGTGGATTCCTTGGCGTTGTAGATCTTGAAGGATCCCGTGTTCTCGGAATACCGAGTAGACCGCTTGACCTCGAACTCCATGTGAAGGTCCGAAATCACGGTGCCGAACTGCTGGCCGCCAATCTCCAGGAC